TAGTCCAAAATTTTCATTAAACAACGATAAAAAAGTGTCCGTATTTGAGACTGGACCAGGGATATACCTTCCAAGTTCTAACGGGCCAAATCCAATATACGGACGTGAAACATACGCATTGGCATTGCCTCGAAGTTGATATTGAATGTATGCATTTACTGCACCACTAGGAACCGTAAATGATTTGGTATATGACGTCCATGGTTGAGGTTTTGTAATAGTTCCAGCTAAAGAACCGCTGCTATAATCGCCAACTTGGTTCCCATTTTTATCCATAAATACCACATAAACAATTAAATAATCATTACTGGTCGTGCCCATAGATCTAACAAATATATCAACATTTGCATAAATTGTTGTAATAGCTCTTACGTCAATTGGTTGACTAGTTATGAATGCATATTTATTACCCTCTCCAGTATTGTTAATACCAATAGATGGAATACTTTTATATCTAGTTGCGGCACTATAATACCAGTCTTTAGCACTTCCTTTAGAACCTTTAAAATTAGTTGTAGTCCACCATTTCACACCTTCAGTCAAGCTAGAATCAATCACTAAATTAGCCTTTGAAACATCTAGCATTATGCCATCAGCTGTCTGTGATATTGTGCTCTTAAGACCACTTTCAGAGCTTTTAATTTGGCTCGTCGTGAAATCTTTACTTTGCGTCAATGTATTGGTATCACCACTTTTACGATCCTTTATTTCTTGCTGAATCGCACTGTCTAATTGTGTTCTAGTTGCTGACAATCCAGTCGTTGGATTGTTGACAACACTGGCAATGCTGTCTGCTTTCTGTGTAACATTACTAATCTTGCCTTCTAAGCCCGTCACTGTAGATGTAATGCGGTCATCAAACAAAGCAAGTGTAGTATTACTATTAGATACTGGACCAGGGATATAGTTTCCGACATCTAGGGGGCCAAATCCAATATACGGACGTGAAACATATGCATTTGCATTACCTCGAAGTTGATATTGCATATAGGCTTTAGTAGCACCTTCAGGAATCTCAATGTTTTTTGCATGCGATTCCCATTTTCCATCTGTCGTCCTTTGATAAGTTCCAGTAAGATTAAATTGAGCGAGCATGTTGCCTGTCTGGCCCACAAATACCACATAGACAATCAAATAGTCTGAAGATTCTGCACCTATTTTTTGAACCCGCACATCAACATTGGCATATAACTGTTTAGATTTATTGGCAACATTAATGGGTTGACTTACAACAAAAGCATAACCCGCGTCTTCATTTGTGTTATTAATCCCTAAAGAATAAATCCCTTGATCAAGCGTGAGACCAGCCCAATACCAGCCATTCTTTGCCGTATTTGGATTGCCCTTCCAGTTTCCTGATTTCCACCAACTCATTTTTTCGATCAAACTTGAATCAACAATCAAGTTCTGACGTCCAACATTCGCCATAATGCCATCCGCAGTTTGATTAATCGTTGATTTCAAACCTTTTTCAGAATTTTCAATTTGACTAGTCGTAAAATTCTTACTTTGAGTTAGGGTATTTGTATCACCAGTTTTGCGATCTTTAATTTCCTGTTGAATCGCATTATCTAATTGCACTCGAGTTGCTGATAAACCTGTTGACGGGTTGTTAACGATGCTTGTAATACTATCCGTTTTGATTTCAACCTTTGAGATTTTTTGCGACGCATCCTGCATTGCTTCTTGTTTCGCTTTATCAATACGTGGTTGAACAGTCTGTAAATCTTTGGTAACTTGCTGGTTCAATGCATCAACTTTTTGTTGCGATGTATCAATAGCATCTTTTTTTGCTGCATCAATTTTGGGTTGAATCTCAGCTAATCCACTGTTAACTGTTTTTTCAAGCTCTCCAATATTCTCATTCGTCTTTTGGTTTAATTGTTCAGAATATTCTTTAGCTTTTTGAAGTGCATCATTTACTTCGTTTTGAATGCGTTCCCCGGTAGCCGGATCAAGAACTAGAACCCATTCTCCTTTTTCATATCGATAAACTTCAACATCACCGTTAGGTAATTCCTTAAACCACAAGTCACCTTCTTTAGCGCTAACAGGTTTTTTATCAGAGTAGAAAGTCCTTGTCCCATCACCGTTTTGCATGGCCCATAATGACTTATCATTTGCGCTTGAACTACTTGAAGATATAGATTTAATTTTACTTTCAAGGCTCTGCCCCGACATGTTATCACCCAGAGATAATTGTGCATTCTTGGGTGATAATAAATCATATTTAATCTTAAAAACTCGCGTCTTAAAATCTAAATCCCGGTTATCATTGCGTTTCACAACTACCGTATCACCCAAATTCAATTGATGACCATCTACAACTTGTGCCTGATACTCCACTTGAATATGATTGATCTCATTTAGACGACGGTATGCAGCTTTAATTAGTTGCTCAGGTTCTTCAATATCTTCAAATACTTCTACCAAGTATCGGTTGGTGCCATCTAATTGTCCAAACTTGGCCTTAGCATTCGGATCAATCAACACCTCACTTTTAAGTGGTTTATCTAACGGATTCCCTTTACTTTTAGACCAAGCAACATTGGCGATTGTTATTCTTCGACCGTAACCATCTGGCGTATCAGGGTTCTCGTCTTCAATCAATTCCCCCTTTCCACGAGGAACAATAGCCGTGTATATCGTACCTAAATTAGCTTCTTTAGAAACGTCAACAAGATTATTACCATACTCAAATCTATAGCCATTATCTGACCCTTGTTGATTTAAATATTCAATGTATCGACCAGTAATTTTATTTCCTTCAATAGTTATATAAAATGAAATTTCGCCTTTGGCCAACTCTAGAATTTTTTGAAGAGCTTCAAAGGGTGAAATATAATAAAAATTTGTAGAATAAGAGCCATCCACATTACATTTAGCTAAAGACCACGGTGTACCACTAATGGCAATGCTTACTAACTCTCCAGGCGTACGTTTTTGTGGACGTACATCTTTAATGTATTTGTAAGTTGCTAGTTCTGTATATGCCATTTCAGACGCTTGATATTCAACAGTTTCAGCTTTATTGAACACGTCGCCCAACATCAAAAATGAATATTTTTCAATTTGATTAGGATAAGGAACCGCAACATACATCGCATCATCCGGTAACTTCAATTCTTTTGGGAGACTAAAGGTTAATTCATCAGCACTATTAATCGCCTCTTCTAGGTGCATTTCAATAAACGCATCATCTCCGTAAGCTTTTAATAATTTCTGTGAATTATTAAATACATATAACATTAAATCACCTTCTCCCGGTACTGAATTTTTAGGTCATCGACCGTATTACTAGAAATTTTCATGCCGTTTACCAACTTTAAATCTGCCACATTTGAAGCGATCGTTAAGTGTTGATACTCATTCACACCACTTCTCGTTATGGTATTATTCTTCAGATTAATGACAATCACTTGTCCCGCAGGGTATGCAATGTCAAATTCAATCCGATATTTGTTATCGAACAAAATTGTTGGTTTCCCTTTAGTTGTTGTCGTCAGGGTAATCACATCTGGTTTAACCGGAGACGATACATTTAATCCATCTATTATTAATCCGCCAGTTTTCGTTTCAAGCATTTTGGTACCGCTATATTTATATGGATCAGACGCTTCAATCGTAAACGAACCCACTGGTGTTGTTGAATCACCCGAGGGTAAATTAAAGTCTACAACTGTTCCATAGCGCGTGTATTCAAGCTCGTCACCAAATTTAAAAGGCACCGCTTCTCCTTGGAGCAGTGCCTTTAATTTATCGGATAATTGATTAAGTTTTTTCTTGTCTGCAGCCTTAAGTAGAAAATTGACCCCGATTTGACGAGAATTCAAAAAAGCATTTAATACAATATCACCATCCCTTGGCGCATCTACTTTATTAACTTTACGTGAATAATTATCACGGCCAGTTGAATCTAACGTTAAATATTCAGGGATTTTTTGTTCTAAATCAACGCCGTTCCATATCAATCCTTGTTCGGTCTTCATGCTCACTCCTAAAAACTATTATTATTCCGTTGTGTAATTCTTTGACCGCTTCTATTATTTAGCGCATCAATCAATTCATTAACTGTGTTTTGAGATATAGCATTCCCATTTCCTGCCGTTCCTGAATTTGCCAATTCTAAGAGCTGAACAATCTGCCCTAGTCCACTATTTGAAGTTTGATTAAGTTGCTTTAACAAACTAACAACATCCGCATTAGGCGCTGTATTTACCTGATTTTTCCCAACTTGGCTTAAGCTTTGCACATCATCCATATTTCTACGAGCATCCAAAATTTGTTTCGTATCTGTAGCGTTGTAAATGGTAGAACCTGCGGGAAGATTAATATTACGATTACGCCCTGAAAATAGCATTTCTTGGCCATTCGGCTTAACGATCAATTCCTTATATAGGCTTCCTTTTTGGTCATTGACGGTAACATCTCCACCCGTAAAGTTTGGATCACCACCAGCTCTGAAGTGTTTCGTAATGACGTTAATATAACGTGTAACATTGTGAACGCTATTCAGAGCTTGTTTTGCCCAAGAAACAGCACCGCCACCCTGCCAACTAGCATTTATTCGCTTCGTTGGTACTGACTTACCATTATATGATGAAATGGCATTTCTACCACTAGAACTGGCGCTTCGAGCACTGGATGAATCCCCTCTTAAATGTTTCGTATTAGGGTTCGTACCATTAAACCGATTAATCCCATCTTTACCGCTCTTTGAAGCATTGTCCACATTACTAGAATTACCATTTAGCTTCTTAAGTTTTGGATTCGTACCATTGAAACTTTTGATACTTCCTTTTCCTTTATTAGAAGCTTTATCAACGCTTGATGAATTACCGTTTAATTTCTTGGTTTTAGGATTAGTTTTATTAAAACTATTAACACTTGACTTACCTTTTTTACTAGCATTATCTACATTTTTTGAATTACCTTTCAAGATTTTCATATTGGGATTAGTTCGGTTAAAGTTTTGAATACTTTTCTTTCCACCCAAAGTCGCTTTTTGAACACTGGCGTCTTTCCCGCGTAGAATCTTCATGCTTGTAGGTGTGTTGTTGTAGTCTTTAATATTAATCTTTGCCTCACTCAAAGCGTGTTTAGCATTTTCATTGTTAGCCAATAACTCTTTCACATCCGTGGGCAGGGCATTCCAATCTGATTGGCTTTTGATTGCCGCCTTAAAGTTTTCTGATGAATAATCTTCAGTCAACAATTTCTTCGTTGCTGGCTTTAAGTTATTCCAACCATCAATCTTCATTTTGCTGGCGTCGGTCACCATTGGTGCATTTGATTCGGTGATCAGCTTTTTAATTGGTGCTGGTGCATTTTTCCATTCACCAATTTTTTTCAATCCCTTTTCAATCTCTTCGGGCGTGTTTGAAGTCGTAATAATCTTTTTAGCTGGAATGGACATCTTATTGAAAGCATTAATCGTGCTTTTATCGGTTGCAATCTTTTGACCAACATTACTATTAATAGTCGCCTTCTTTTCCGCAATCGATAGTTTGTTCCATTTACCTGTCTCTAACGCCGCTTCTAAAAACACCTTACGTGCATTAGATCCAACTTTAGCTTGCTTGGCAGCTAGAACTAAGTTGTTCCAGTTCTTACCGGAAGCCATGGCTTTTTCAACCTCTTCTTTGGCGTTAGTCTTGACTTTTCCTGTCTTCTCGTCAAACACTAAACCATTCCATTGTTGAACCGCACTGCGGGTCTTTTCACTCATCTTTGAGGTTGAATCAATCACCATTCCGGCACTCTTGTTAGCTCCATTGGACATCTTTTCATACGCTTTTTGAGCATCATTTAAAGAGACGCCCATAAGTCCGAATTGCAACTCCATCTCATTAGTAGACATCCCGTTTGCTTTCATCAATTCATACATACGACCAATCATGCCATCTGTTGACTTTGCATGCTGTGAATCCAATTCTTTTAAAGCTGCGTGATATGCTTTTGAATCAATGATACCGGCATCATATGCTTTTTTGATTCCTTCTCGTTGCTTATTATAGGCTTGTTCTGTTTTTTCTAACGTTCCCCGAATGTTTTCGACAGCCTTCGTTCGCGAACTACGTGACATATTATCAACATCCGTATTTAATGCTGCTAGTACCTCTTTTTGCTTTTTACCACTTAGGCCCAGCGATCGCACTGCTAATTCATTCATCTTTTCTCGGGCATTATTAACATAAGTTTGTTGTTCTAGTGTAAGCTTTCCTTTTTGGTTTTCAATTTTACCAACTGTATCAGCCAACTTCTTCGCTTCATCAACTCGCTTGTTATTGGCATCTTGTTCTGCTCTAATAGCTTTTTCCATAACCGCACGTACTTCTGGTGGATAATCCTTTAAAGATTTTTCAAGCGCAGAATTAGTTTTCTTCGCCGCTTTTTCAACAGCCCCCGCAAGCTTATCAAACGCATCTCCCACATCTTTTGAAGCGGTTCGACCATCATTTCCAGTTTTAGCTAAAGCATCACTAATACCTTGTTGAGCATGTTGTACACCATCTAGACCTTTAGCTGCCCCTGCGCTCACGCCATCTCCCCAACGAGTTGCATATACATGGTCAGCAAATAATTTACCTGTAAGGGCCAACCCCCCGCCTAACAGAGCAAGGCCTCCTACTACACCTAAAGTGACCGGGTTCAATGCTCCAAGTAGGCCTGCCGCTTTTCCAGCTCCCATTCCTAGAACTGCCATTTTTCCGCTTGTCGCGCCTGCGGTTCCCCCTAATGCAGCAATGGTTTGTGCTGCTGCTGCGCCGGCTCGCATCCCTCTAAAAGCCGCAATCATTTCAACTGTACCAGTGGTTAACTTTCCGAATATCATTAATGTTGGTCCTGCAGCAACGGCCAACAATCCCATTTGAACGAGAATCCGTTGTGCAGTGGGATTCAACTCACTAAACTTATCCGCCAACATTCCAACAAAGTCTGCCAATTCACGAATAGTTGGAGCTACTTGTCCAGCAATTTTAATTCCGGCAGTCTCTAACGATCCCATCATTTGTTCAATAGATGCCTTGGCATTATCTTGCATGGTTCGAGCCATTTTATCAGCCGCACCATCTGAATTTTTCAAGCTGTTTGTCAACTTATCATATTTACCTGGCGTTGTGCCTACTAATGCCATCATTCCTGATAAAGCTTCTTTACCAAACAATGTTGTTAATGCGGCAGCCTTAGTTTTATCATCAACACCACCTAACTTGCCTTGTAATTCTTTCAAAATAATGCCGAACGGCTTCATCTTTCCAGACGCATCAAAGAAAGAAAGCCCATATTCGTTCATTGTGTCCGTCATCGCTGCTGTCGGCTTAGCTAATCTTGTAAGGGCACCACGCAAAGTGGTTCCAGCTTGACTCCCCTTAATACCGTTATCCGACATAACTCCAATAGCTGCTGCTGTTTCTTCAACAGACATTCCTAACTGATGAGCAACAGGCGCAGCGTATTTCATCGCTTCACCCATATCAGCAGTTTCAGCATTAGTTTTTGCTGCCGCTTCTGCAAACACATCTGCCATGTGACCAGCTTGGCTTGCATCCATACCAAAGGCTCGCATTGTTGATGCTGCAACATCAGCAGACGCAGCAACGTCTCCACCTGACACCGCTGCTAAGTCTAGAACCCCGGGCATTGCTTGCATAATTTCTTTAGCATTAAATCCTGCGGAAGCCATGTTTTCCATACCTTTTGATACTTCGGTCGCACTGAAGGCAGTTTTTTTACCTAAATCTAAAGCTTGCGCTGTCAACTGCTTCATTTCTCCAGCGGATGCACCAGAAACAGCTTTCACTCGACTCATACCTTCTTCAAAGTTAAATCCTGTTTTCAAAGCAGCGACTCCAACTGCTCCCAATGGGACAGAGACATGTTTAGTTAACTTTCCCCCTATTTCAGTTGCACCAGTACCAAGCTTATACATCGTCCCCGTGACACCGGTAGTTTTTGTTTGCATCACTGCCATTTCTTTTGATGTAGCAACAAACTCATTTGAATAACCATTCAGTTTAGCTTTGCTTTCATCATAAGCAGTCCGGAGTTTTTGTTGTTCCCCGGCGGTTAGCTTTGACATCTTACTGCTATCGCCCAATACACTATTATATTTTTGAGTGATCTTTGCTTGATCTTGGATAGAATTTGATAACATTCTCAACTTAGCTTGATTAACCGCTAATTCTTGTCCACCTCGACGAACAGCAGAAGAAAAACTAGAAAACTGTCGTACCCCGCCTTTTAAATCTCTTTCGATTTTATTAACGCCATCCGACACACCAGCGCCATCTAGGCCAACCTTAATTTTAAGCTTTCCTAAATCCATATCTCCTGCTGCCATATTTTTACCCTCCTGTTATATTTCACCAATATCCTCAGCCGACATCTTACTAAAATCAACCGTCTTTTTCTCTTTTGTTTCTTCGCTCTTTTTATCAGACAACAATTTCATTAATAAACGTGTATCAGATTCCAAAACATCATTAATCGAGAAATTAGGCATGTTTCTCACGACCGAAGCTAACAAATCTTCTAACATCTTAATGGTCTTAGAAATTTGTTTTTTGGCTTCAGAAGGGCTTAGTCTTTTCCCGAATCGTTACTTCCGTCTGCTTTGCTGTACTGATTCATTACAATTTCTTGAACATCAACAATTAGCTTATCCATAGCATTTGCATTATCGAGCAGTGCATCATACGTGACTTCTTTGTTATCAAATAAATCTGCAATTAATTGAATACGTCGTTCAAAAATTTCAATATCTGATAAAGGAGCCGTAGTTTCTGGGATTTCGCCAACTTCCTTCCCTTTACCTAAATCATCAAAGTACTTAAATAACTTTTGTTGATTATCGACCATCTCTGCGATCTCTTCCTCTAACTTAAGCCAATCCAAGACTTTACGAAGTGGAATAAATGTTTGAGTCACCGTATTAAATTCACCGGTCTTTTTGTCCCATAGCCGTACTTTCAGTGTTTTAGTCATGATAATAATTCCTCCATTTATTTATGTATGCCGGAAAAATCCGGCGATTGTTACTTTGCAGGAGCTGCAGGAATGGTTGGCTTTTCAAATCCTAGAACTGTAAACAAATGTTCTTTACCAGCATCATCTCCAATATGAGTTGCAACTGTATTTCCATTAAAATCTTTGTCATCAGAAATCAAAGTTTGTGCAGTGAACACATACTCCGCACCTTCTGGCTTAAACTCTTCATCTGGATCAATGCTGTCTGCTCCAGTCTTTTCACGACGGAATACACCACGCAAGACCGAAATATAAACAGGCGTTCCATCATCCAAATGTGATTCGGCAATAAAGGCCGCTTCAGGCGCCTCAGTTTCCTTTCCAATCAATGAAGTACCGTCCGTTGTGGTCTTACGTCCCAACATTAAGTTTTCACGTTCAAAAGGAACATCCAACAACGTTAGATTAGCAGTGACCTTTCCAACACCCTTACGTGCTAAATAGTAAGTGATATCAGAAGCTGCTACCGTAGTAGGCTCTTTAGACAAGCCTTCAATTTCAAGCTTTTGCGTTCCACCTTCACCAGCCTTTCCTTCAATTACGAAGTACTCAGGCGTTGATCCGGTATACAAAAAGACATGTAACCGTTCAAACCCATATAAAATACCACTGTGTAAAGTTAGTGATTGTGCCATGTTTTATTCTCCTCTGTTAAAAAATCTATATCGCCTTGCAGCGACATATAAGTAATCAATGCGATCAGAAAAGGCATCCCCAATTCTGAGAATGCCTTTGTCCATCAATAAGTTTTCTATTCTATCTGAAATATCAATCACATCAGCAAAACTATTTCCCTCCACATTAATTTGAAACTCAAATCTCCGCTTACTTGGAATATTGCTGGCCCATTCTTCCGGGCTTCCGAAATCACCCGGAATTAAAATAATTTGTGAACCATCTTGAACAGGAGCAACATCTTCATTCATGAAGAATTTCGCTTTTTTCCCTTCCGTCAAGTTCAGAATTTCCTTATTTTGATTGATAGTAGTTAAAATATCAGGAATTGTTAACGATTTAATATCTTTAATACCTCCTGTCTTGCAATTAAACGCGCTTGAACCCCAATTGGATTAACCGACCTTTGAATTGATCCTAGCCCTTTGGGATAAATACGATGAAGTGCCCCATTTTTACGTCTGGTATATCCAAATTCATTCAAATGAACTAATTTAACACGTTGTTTTGGACCACTCCATCCGATGTCAGCGTATGTAACACCGGCCAATGGCGCTCGTACCCTATAAGTTGTTTCTTTAACTGTCGCTCCTGTATCGGCATACCCTTTTTCAGCTGCCTTCACAATCTTAGCTCCCGACTGACCAGCCTTTTTAGCAAAGCCATTTGAAGCTTCCAAAATTGCACCACGACCTAATTTGCGCTCCAAATTGTTAAAGATACTATCTAAGCCTTCAACTTTAAACTCAGTTTTCCCCATCTTTGGCCTCTGTAAATTGTCCTTTTGCTTGCGTATGTCGTTTGACTAAAAGTTTGAGATATCGGCCATTTTGGATATCTGGAATAATTTCATCCACATCAAAATAACCAACTCCCAACCGTTTATCGTCGATGCGCAATATTAGAGACGTGTCGACAGTAATTTCATTAGACTGCGGTAATATAACAGTCAAACTGGTTTCTGACATTCGTGATCCCAAACTTTCAATGTCTTTCATCGATGGTTTATACACCAATGCCAAATTTTGACTGATTAAATGTAGTAAATACCTCACCCCGGAAAAACCACCATCATCCATTTCTTCTTTTCTGAACAATTTAACAGGCGTGTTTAATTCGTTTGATTGATATCTTAAGTTACGCGTTCGCTGTCTTTTGTTCAGCAACGTGTTCACCCCCATCCATTAATGCCAAATCATTAATTTCGGTTCGATAGTTCTCGAAAAAGAACTCAGCCTGATCATTAAACACATACATGGCTCTAGTTAAAATTAAATTACGATAGGTCGCATTTTCAAGATTTGTCACACCAGTAAATTGTGTAACAACTTCAACCGAAGCATCTAAAATGTCTTTTAGCATTTCATCTTCCTCATCATGAAATATATGCAATCGCTTTTTTAACATTTTTAGCAGTGCAAGTGCATCAGTTGGCTCGCTCAATTCTTTATACTCCATATCTGCCTCCTTAATTAGAAATCAACGCCAATAACTCTGCCTTACGTGTAACCCCCGTATGGTCTATGTGCTGTTGGTCTAAATAATCTATAATTTCAGCGACAGTATTACTGCTACTTAGCGCCACTTTCTGTGGGTGTAGTGCTTGAGCCTGCACCCCCTAATACTTGAGGCAAAGTAATCTTATAAAGACGAGACGCTTTATTATCAATAGCCTTTCCGTATGCAAATTGCTTTGCAATGTTTAGATTCATATCTTCCATTGCCAAAGTTTGGTCATAATTTGAAATCGTCAAACCACCACCAATTGCTGCATCGTATCGGCTTGGGATATACGCAATCGCTTCTCCCTTTTCCACCCCAGTTGCAGGCACTACCTTGATGCCCAAAGGATAGTTTTCAACATAAACGCCTGCCGCATTTTGCATCATAAATGTTCCACGCAAGATGTGATAATCAGCAGGACTGACTGCCAAGTTGACCACATTATCAACAGGTAGCATCTTTCCACTTTCAGTAATTGCCAAATCCTGGGCCATTTGAGCAACATCTTGAATAACCTTATCGTGATCAGAAAAATCAATTGTTCCGGCAGCGGTCTTCTTAGGATAAGTTGTAACACCATTGGCCACTTGTCCCTTTGAAATGTCCATCGCCAGACCGATTGGACGATTAGACCCATCACCATTAATAAAGGCTTCTTCTAGCGCAACCGCCATTGCTTCAGTAATTTGAGTAGTAACAAATTTCTTAATCCATTCAGGACCAAAGTCAGTCAGATCCTTTGGAATTGCAATAAAGGCAGTTAACTTATGGTGCAACGCATCTTCTGTTACAAATGTAGCATCCAATTGCCCCTTAATGTCGCCGAAAATGTCGCCCCATACTGCATTACCTGATGTATCAGCCTTAATAACTTTCATACGCAAGCCAGTATTTTGCATATTCAAAGTTGCTAAGAATGGGTGATCTTCAGTCAGACCATTAAACACTTCATTAATGGTGTCTTCAGGCAACACTTGTGTATCTTTAGTTCCAACATTTGTATTAATATCTGCAAAGAATTTGCGTTCTTCAGCAGTCATCTTTACGTCTGCTGCCTTACCAGATTGTGCATCAGCAACCATATCGACTACCATGGCGTTAATCTTTTCTTCAAATTGCTCTTGTGGCGTTTTTTCTAAATTCATAATATTCTCTCCTTAATAATTAGGCTTCAAGGCCAAACATCTTTGAAAATGCATCCGCAACAATCTTTTCTACATCGGATTGTGCCACAGGCTTTTCAACTTCTGGTTTCTTTTCATCATCTTCCTTCGGGTCTGCCTTCTTGGTCAATGCCTTTTCAATAGCTGCCAAATGCGCATCAATTGACTTCAATACATCCGCGTTGTTTACTTCTGGGGTCTTATCTTCATCCATGATTTTATCCTTCATTTCTGCCACCAATTGGCTAGTTTCTTCATTTTCAAACATCATGCTATCTGCAAAGCCTAGATTTACAGCTTGTCCGGCTGTCATCCAAGTTTCTTGAGACATCATGTTCTCAATTTCCTGTCGTTCTAACTTAGTTTTAAGGGCATACACATTTAGCATCCCTTGATTAATCGTTTCTAAAAATGCATCACTACTAGCGTTCCGTGTTGACGCATTATGAATCATAATGAACGCCGATGGACTAATAGCCACACTATTTCCCGCCATAGCTATAATACTTGCAGCACTTCCCGCCAATCCTACAACTTTAACGTTAATATTTTTTTCTGATGTTCGAAGTGTGGCATATATCTCACTACCAGCCATCACATCTCCACCACCCGAATTAATAAACACATCAAGAGAATCGGCTTCTTCATTAGCCAAGGCTTGTTTTACATCAGCTGGAGATGTCACTGTTTTACCGGATTGCCTAGCCATCACTGCAGTTTCATCATCCACAATTGTTCCTTTAATCTCCAGAATCTTCATCACCTCCCTTCATTGCATAATTCTTAGTTACAAACAATTGATCTCCACCTTCAATAGGTGGCAAATCATAAAAATCGGCGACCATATTGCGAGTTAATACACCCGACGAAATTAATTTTTCTACTTGTTCCGCTTCATCCAAAATCGAATGGTCTTTTTTAAAGGACATCGAAACATCTACTGCTAACTTTTTAGATACTTCACTTTCAAGCAAATGTTTAATTGGTCGGACAACATTTTGACGATACAAGGAGAGAGCTCCTGTATTATCAGCTTGCGTCCCAAATAACAATGCTGCAGGAACACCAAGAGCACTCGCAATATCAGATACAACCATCTGCTTTAATTTCGTAATTTCATCTGTTCCGCTCGTCGCATTAACATTACCTTGACTAGACTTTTCTTCATAGGTTAGGCCTTTTAACTCGGGGAATACTGCCACTTGATTATTTGAAATAGACCTGCGAATCTTTTCAATAACGTTGTTGATATTTTCAGACTGCCCATCCTTGGCTAGATTTCCATTCGCATCAACTGACAAAACAGCTCGTAACTGATTTTTCAATTTTGCATTTCCTAAAACATAACTATAAAGTGTATCGAGTTCTCGATTCATGCCACTAAAAACAGATTGCCAGTTTTCAGAACTTAGCGTAATGTGCCACACATCTTCAGCTTGGAACACCCTTTGAAACGTAAACTCGTTCACTCTGACATGTTTATATTTATCACCAAAATTAGTCCATTCTTCTGTATCAAATGAATCAGCAACTAACAAATCCTTAGAATCGTTCAATATCACCAAAACTTCATTATCAGTAATTAACTTATATACAATGTCTCGCCAAAATTCTGCTGAATTCTGATTCTTATTTGGTTTTAAATTCAACCGCTTATCAATAAGTTCATTACCACTCATGACTTTGACTTCCATAAAAGTTCGAGCTATAAAATTAGCCGCAATAGTCTTCCCGTAATCATTAAGAGTGCCTTTAACATCATCAAAGAAGTTTTCAAATATTACATCCGTTTCTTTGTCATAGGATGGATCACGCGCATTAGCATTAAACAACTTATTCCAAATTCCCATCTAGAAATTCACCTCCATCATCAAGTTTATCGATTCATCTAAATTGAATGACTCTTCCAATTCATCAGCTCGATAGAGTGCATATAAAAACGCCATAAAACCATCAGTTTTACGACGTCGTTCTTCTTTCTTTAAATATTCGCGGTTACCATCGGGCTTTACTTTGACTAACACATTCCATGTATACCAACGCATAATTGGCACATCTCCCCAAGCAAATTCACGATTAGCGAACCCAGCCTCAACTCTTGGTGCAAGCAATGATGTTACAGAACGTGGGCTTCTAATGACATCAAAATTATCAAATCCTGCATTTAAGAAGGCTTGTCTTAAAAAGTCTGCTCTAAAAGTATCAATCACAATCCTTGTAATCTGATATATTTCTCTCCGAGTATCAAACCAATCTACTACAACACTAGGCGAAATGATTTCTGAATCTAATATGGTTAAATCACCACGAGACTCCCAATCCTTCAATGGCGCAAATACTCGGCTACCTTTTATCTCAGTTTCTGGCAAATTGTAACCCATATGCGTTTCAACAAATTTCTTAGTAGCAAAACTATGCGTCTTCCACACAAATTTTCCATCAACATTAAATAACAGCCCAACTGCCGTAAAGTCGCGCACACTTGAGAAATCTACAGCTCCAATTGCCATAGCTCCTTGGGGCACTTCAATTTCTACATTAGTTGCCAAAATCTCATCTTTGGTTGCCACACTTTTTGTTGTGTCCGTAGCTGGTAAATTCATACGCTTGGTTAAAAATTCAGCTCGTTGTGAATCGCTCTCTGTCGTTTCTTGATACTGCTTCTTCACCTTATTAAATAATCTCTTGCCATAATCTGACAGCGGTTTAACAAACATAGGATTGGCTAACTCCCAATTATCTGGATCATCTAATTGCTTTTCATCATCGAGTTGAGCAATTATGGGTAACAATGTATCCATCGGCCTATCACCATTCAAAACTTTGTCAGCCAAATCTAGTTTTTTATCCATGAATCCACCACGAACATATCCCATTGAACCAATCATAATAGACCGTGACTCAGGCACTTTACCCAGTCCAGACTCGAAAACATTGACAATCGCGTCACTTTCGTAAGCGTGTATTTCATCAAAGACAACTAAACTATCTCGCTTACCGTCTTTAGTTTTGACGTTAGACGTACGGGGCGTGATTTTCCCATGCATCGTTTTACTTGCAATCGATTTTTTTAAACTTTCAAATGAATTATTCATTTGTGGATTGTCATCAATCACTTGGTTAATTTCATCAACTGATGTCATAGCTTGGTCTTCAGAAGTTGCGACGATCCCAACGTTATAGTTCTTAACACCATTCAATTCAGATACCAAGAAAGTCGCAACTGTTGAAAGCCATCCGTTTTTACCTGCACCACGTCCTAAAACCAAGAGAATTCGGTCAAAGAATGGCTCTTTTGTACTTTTACGATATAAAAACAGTAATGCATCACAAAATTTTTGAAAATCAGTATGCGCGAAGAAATACTTATCAGAAAATGCGATTAAATCATCAATTCTTTTGTCATCAAAATATAAATCATCACGAGTTAACACATCATGTTCCAGCCGATTTACCAGCTTAATACGACGTGTATTTAATCTAATTGAGCCATTCTTATAAGATTCAATGTAGTCATTTACATATTTATTGCTGATCATAGCAAGCCACCTCCCTGACTGGAGTTGTTTCCTTGTTCAGCTAAACTTTTTGCATCCAAACCAAGCGTTCTTAAAATAGCATTCATTGCAGTATTAATTTTCTCTTTTTCGGTAACAGCGGGGTTAACTTTACGATATTCTTGTGTACTATTAATGACTGTTATCATGACACCATTTTCTGCAATATCTTTATCAAATTCATCTAGATTTTGCTTAAATTTAACGTATCTAGAAATCATTTCTTGATCATATTCAGTGACCTCTCGTACCTTTTCAATACCGTCATACAGGCTTTTCTCGAATTTAGATTTTGCCATATATCTGTTAACACCCCCCTCCTACTAAATTTTTACGATTTTTGGTGAAATCGAGCCCATCCCCCCGGTTTCCACCGTTCTTCTTTGAGCGTTTTTTCTTAGGGGGGGCTTAGCCGAACCACTCATCAGATTTTTTTCTGTGACTTTTGAGCATGCTCTTGTACTTCTCATGTTTAGCATTGTGGTGTAGCCTGCATAGAACCTGCAAATTATCAGCGTCTAATACTAAGTCTGGTCTATCAATAATTGAATGAATATGATCTACTTCAAGCACTACACCATCTTGTCTATCAGTAGTGATGATGCCATTTGCTTTACATTCCTTACACTCATGATGTTCACGGTCAACTACTTCATCTCTAAGCTTGCGCCATCGCCTTGAGTTATAGAACTTCACTCTGTCTGCTTTATCATAAAATGTTTTAGGTAATTCACTCACATAACATCACCTCCTAATTTTGTGTACAAAAAAAGAGCAACCAACTTAATGATTACTCTTTTCTAAATTTAAATAAGGGATTCGTTTATATTTTTATATTCAATTTTTTGAGCTATTGTTAGCTGGTCAACATTAGATAATTTTTTACGCCATACTTCAGATACGATAAAATCATAAAAATACTTAATATCCTTATTAATTTTCAAGATTGTTTTGTTATTCTTTGTTTTAATTATGTCATTCAAAAAATTAACAACCATTGTATTACTAAATTGACTACGATGAATATTACTTGACGATTTGGCAAATAAATTATTGATATTATTTAGCGGATCTTTGTCTTTAAAATATGGTGTGTCTTTAAGAATTTGCCACATTCTCGAATGATTCATATTAGAAAGTTCTAAAAATGTAATCTGCCCGTCTGCATATTTAACACAAAGTCTCATAGTCCACTCAGCGGCAGACCTCACTGAACTCTCATACGCAACATCACTATAATTCAATAAATAGTACATCAACCACATATATACCGTTCTTACTTCCGTAAGGATTTTTTGAAAATCGTCATCATCAGAAATTCTAATTAAAAAGTCAAAAATATCAATACATAAAATTATGTATTTAATACTTGCTTTCATCGAATTGAGTGGTAAAACAGAGTTTGGAAAGTGATTCTCAGACCAATCAATTACCTTATTAACTTCTTCTTTTTTCTTATTTTCCATATTTATTCATGTCGTCCGAATTGTGTTAATAACTGGTCTACAGTATTTTTCTTGTTGCTTTTTTCTGGTTTTTTTTCATTATTACCTTCTAATTCATATTGGATAATCACTTTCTCAAGTGCGGTAACTAATTTTTTATTTTCTTCAAAAGAATTCTTTTGAACAACTCTAATCATTCTCGCAATAAGCTGAGTTCGACTAGAATAAACATATTCTTTTAAAAATATTCCATTTATTTCCAAAAACTTTTTAATATCTGAATTTTTTGGAAATAAATTTTTTGATAGAATCACTGCGGCAAAACCACCATAAAGTACTAATGAATTAGAATTACCAAAATGTTCCTGATATTTTATAAATTCCCTTAAATCACTTATTTCAGAAGTGAAGTCTCTATTATTTTCCATAATATTTCCTATTTTTCTACTTTTTCAATGAATTCTTTGTATAATTCGTTTAAATCATGCTTAGAATTATTAGCATTCGAATCTGTTATCGTGTATGCCAAATTTTTAGGAAATTCAGAATTATATTTAAAAGCATTGTTAAATTTTGGGACATTGACTAATTTTTCACTATTTAATATATCATCCTTTAAATTAATTTTACCAGTGGTTTCATGCGTTTTTTCAGCTGTAAATACAATACCCAAATTTTTAAGTGGATACTTAAATCTTAGATCATCTTCTTCTTGCACAGCTTGAACAACACTCAAGAGCATATTAACACCTAAAATAGAATAAAATTCTGTCCTAATTGGTATAATATATGCATCACTAGCAATTAAAGCGCCTGTTACATATGATGAATAAGTAGGTGGACAATCAATAAATATATAATCGAATTTCTCTTTTAAATTTTTGGTTCGGATAAATTTTTCTATCCCTATTTCAATAGTCTTACTATCAGTATTTCTTTGTAAAAAATTTATCCCTAGTTCTCCAGGAATAATTGAAAGGTTATCATCTAAATCTAAAATCGCATCACCATAAAGAATATCGCCCGTTTTCGTTTGTTTATAAATATTTGCAATACTCGCCCTGCTGACAATTAATTTTGAATTTGTTTTTTTGTCACTTCGATTTGCACGTTCGATCTCCTCAGCAACTTCTTCAGTTGCGGCGTATCCATATTTTAAAAACAACGACTGCGTTAAATTCATTTGTGGATCCACATCTATTACTAAAACTTTCTTCTTATCTATGGTTGATGCATATACTGCCAGTTCTTTTAACAGAGTAGTCTTACTTACACCACCCTTCATATTTACGAATGAAACAACCTTTCCCATATCTACAATATTCTCCATATCCATTTTTACCTATTATCCAACAAAAAAGACGAGCTGTAAACTCGCCAAAAATATGAATATGGTCGACTGTTGCATTTTTTGCAACTGTCAATGCTACCAGTAGGATTCGAACCTACGACCCAAGGATTAAAAGTCCACTGCTCTACCAACTGAGCTATAGAAGCAACAAATCATTCAACAATCTAGACTATAGCCAGTACATGTAGTCCACAAGCTAAGCTGAACGATTAACAGTATTGTACTACTGTCAGAGCATACGCTATTGTTTACACCCAATAGCAGGAATATCGCCGCACAGCAGCGTTATTATTTTGCCCACTCACTTCTGAGACTATCTCCGTGAGCCATAAGGACTTTAGGACTAACAACCCAGCGACTTCGTCCATAGTTTAAGTTTGTGTGAGGTCATTTGGTCATTCTTGGATGTGCGTAAAGCACTCGATGTCTTTAAATGACACTCACATGTGCACTCTAGGATTTATGTACATGTTAAGGCCACGATTGCCTTAACAATATTATCAACAACTCACAGTCGCCGTACGCACGCTGATGCCATCGGAACCTAGACAATTAAGTCAGACCTTCGCGTTATTGATAAATACACCGGTAAGGATTTGCACCTTACATACAGCTTTTCAGCATTGGGGCTGCATACCCGTTATATGTGCGTCTACCTATTCCGCCACGGTGTATAAAGCAAGCACCGGATTCCATTTTACAATGAATGCTTGCCAGTTATTCAAATATACAGCCGACGCTGCAACAGACACGGCAGGAATCAAACCTGCAAAGATACCTAAGTATGTGGCTTTACCATTAAGCTACGTGTCTTGCCATTTTATAAGGATTCTCATTACTCACGTCAAATGGCCTCGCCCTAATCATTCAACACTACTATAATAACACCTAACGTCTCCACTCGGTGTCCGATAATCCTCCATAGAATGTCCAATTATTTAAAAACTCGATAATCATAAATATCTGAAAATGCTTCAGCAAACTGTAAGAACGAATCATTGATCAACTGGTGTCCACGACTTGTGGAATATCCTAATCGTTCTGTTACTTGCATCCAACTAAGCCCTTTAAAGTATCTCGACTCTAAAACATCACGATAAGGGAACGACATAGCCTCACAAGCTCTGACGATGTCATCTAACGTTTTTCTTGCGTATGAGTAGTTGGTTAGCTTATCATCATTAGAATTGCTCACAGAACTCCCTGTTGGCATTCCTGATATAATGGGCGACTTAATACTGACATAAGAGATGTGCGCCATATTCTGCAATCGTTTAAAATCGTGTTCAAAGAAGTCCCGTACATTTGCAATAGTCTTTTCTTCATCAATCTCTGGTAATAACGCCACTCCCTAAGCCCTCCATGGTATAATTGAATTACTCAAATCAATTCGAAGAGCGTCTAGCAAAAGCTGGGCATTTTTTGTGTTATGATAGCTATGCATGGATTGTAGTTTTTCCTTGTTAAACAAACTCTATATAGCCCAATCCATGTAACACCACTTTCCCATTAAGTGGTGTTTTTATTTACTTCAAAGTCTGATTTGCCAATTGCAATGCTAACAATCGAGGCTCTTCGTCCGGTACATCCATCAACGTCTTCCCATAATCTGCGATCAATTCAATTCTAAATTCATGAATCAAGCTAAGTTTTGCTTTTCGGCTTTTTGCACGCATTACTGCATTAGCTAAACTATGATCAGCATATGCCAAACCTGCCTCATAACTCTTTTTAGTAACAATTTGTCTTAAAGCAGCAACTTCCATGTTCAACTTTTTAGCAATTTCAAAAATAGACAATCCCTGGCGATGATAATCAATGTATTTGTCATATACCTGAATCGCTGTTAATCGTTTATTTTTGTTGAAAGTTTTTGCTCTGTGATTTCTCATTTCTGGATGTTCACGATTAAAACGTCTGACATATCCACCTTGATAGTAATAACCTTTTCCACGATTCCTATTACGTGAAATATCGTCAATACTTTCCCCAGCCAAACGCCGTTCTTCAAATACACGATACTCTTCCTCGTCTAACTTCCCTCGATAAGTACGTGCTGATGTTACTTCATAATCATGCGCTCTACGTCCACGTAATTCTGGAAAATCAGGATGTTCATCATTGAACCGTTCCACATATCCATTTCTAATATAGTAATCTGTTCCATGACTATATTGGGTTGCAATATCACGTAGTGTCATACCACTTAGACGGTCTTTTTCAAATTGCTTATATATCAATTCATTCATATTGCCGCTCCTTTCTACAGTTTAATCTATTTCAATTGATTATTTCTATTCTTTTGTTAGTTTTAAATTAACTGCATTGTACATGTTTGTTCATTCATAGCTCATCATCGTCTTCTGATGCACCTTCACTGATTTCTTCATAAATAAATGGTCCAACAAGCATCGTCGTCACTATTCCTGCAAGAACTAAGTCAAATGTGTCTAGTGTCTCAAAAACCCAATCGAACAGTGTTAATGTTACAGCCGCTAAAAAACATAGACAAAAAAATATTGTGATTACTGCCAGTATCCAATTAGTTATATTTTTAATCATCTTCACTTACCTCTTAACTTCTCAATATAATCTAACGCTTCTTGCTCAGTTCCAAATAATGAATCCATGTAATAAGTCTCACCTTGACCCATATAAGGGACCTCCTCCTTAATGGTATGCCAGAAAAACTTATTCTTATATTTAATAATCCAATATCTATAACCCCACGGTACTACTTTATACTTACGCATTAGTCACTTACCTCAATCAATTCTGGATTATCGTGGGTATTGTACGATGTATTTTTCATCAGCCTCGTAAATTGCTGCATCATCTACTTGACCAGAATAACGTGTCTCTGTTTTACGATCATATCCCACAAGCGTTGCACCTTTATGCTTAGACATAAAAGTATTCACTTCTTTAAGATTTGAAAAACGTTTAATCTGATAAGTCAGTAACGTGTTTTTAATTTCATCACTGGCCGTAACTGTACTGTTTGTACTAAATATGCTGAATGCTATGATAGAAAAAAATATTAATACTAACTTTTTCATTACTCCTCTACCTCAATTAATTCAGGATGTTTGAATGCGTCGGCGTATCCATGTTCGTTTGACAACAACACTTCTGGTTTATCTCCTCGATAATCCACAATACCAATTCCAATGCCATCAGTTTCTCGCATTTTCATAATAGCCATCGCAATTTCTTTTTCAACCGGAACAGCTTTTGCATATGTGTCACATAATCTGTCTACTAACATTGCCATAATCGCTTTGTATTCTGGTTCAATATCATAACTGTTAATCTGTTTCATCGCTTCATCCAATGTCATTATTATTCTTCCTCCAAAGATTTCTCGAATCTTTCTAACATTTTTTTAGCAGCTTCTAGTTCATTTATATCCTGTTCTGCGTAATGAATAGAAGCCACCCAATCCTCGTGTGTAGTACCTGGGTTATCTTCGTTACATTCCTCATCACCATCTAGACCACGAATACAATAATTAAGTTCATCGTTTGCATTTTCCAACATGCTGTTAATATAATTCCAAAAATCATCAAATTTTGTCATTACTTTTCCACCTCAACTGCTTCTGTTTCTGGATTCGTCCACAGTTCTGCTCCTTCTTTGGTATCGAATTTAACAATTGGACCAACAAAATCATAATCGATTTCATATGTTGGTAAATCTGTATCCTCTGAATAAATTAGGTATTTATAATGATTTTCTCCATCATGATTGATACTCCGCACAATCCACTTCTTAGGCTTCTCTGCTTTGAATTGTGGGTCGTTTAACCAAACGTGCTTAATGAGCTTTAGTTGTGTTTGTTCACTGAGAGTATTTTTATATAAATAGTTAGCTAATTGTGGGTATGTAAAAGATAACATACTACGATGATAACGATTGAAAAGCTCAAAAGGAGAACCGTCCCTACAAAATTCTTCAAGCTCATCCATCATCTCTTGAGATACTACTTCTAAATTGTCTTCACTCATGCTTACTCTCCTTTTATCTTGTCTTGCATTTACACCTTTAAGCACAGGATGCGTTTTAAACTCGTTTTCACCCTATTGTCGCTTTGTTTGATAGCGTTTCTACCTCACCGAGGGTAAATACACCACTTTACATTAAAAGCTCTCAAATCGCCTTTATTTGCTTTGTGCTTCAATCAACCATTTATCGATGTAGTACATCATGTCGCTGTACGCATCAATTGCGCCTTCTGCGTATAGGTCATCATTCTTATTTTTCTTCTGTCGCTTGGCTAACCAGCTGATACGTTCTGTAGCTCGTTCGCTTAACGTCTCTCGTAACGTCTTGCTCATCTATCCATCCTCCGAATTAACCAAATAAATAATGCGATTAGGCTGCCCCAGCCTATTAATAAAAACCAAATCATGCTTTCTCCTACTTAATTAATTTCTGCATATCAATAAGATACGCATTTGCTTTATCACGTTGTTCTACCACCCTATCAATCCCGCTCACGAGCTTTTCGTACAATTCTGATACATTATTCACATCATCACCAGAACGCAACTGATGGGCTAATAAGTCCAAATTCATCAAAGGCACGTACATGTCTGATCCAAATTGGATTTGCTTGTGCTTAATTTTTCCCAATGCCATTTGTTCCAAGTCCACTTGTGCTTGCTTATCAGTCACAACATCTTCGATGTCAACATGTTCTGATTTCAGGTATACCGTCAGAATTGTCTTTGAACTAGGCTTAATCGCCATAAACACGTCATTACTTCGCCAAAGTTGTTTACCTTCTGATTGGTCCTGTATCTTTTCAGCATGCTTATTAAATGCCAACAACCAGGCCGTAATGTGACTACTCGTTGTCATAAACCGCTCATGTAAACGTCGCTTAGCATGTTCTGTAATCTGATAGGTTTCTATCTGTTTGATTCCCACCTTGTTCTCCTAATCCCCACCGCTTTACCCGCTTTCGCTATCCTTATTATTTAAAACAATCTATCTTGGTGCTGATCTGCACGATAATCTGCATACAATACTTTTGCTGTTTGTTCACCGTATTCTAAAACCATTTCATCCCAAGTACGGCATCCATGAGACTCAAGCCATTCTTTATACTCACTATATTCGCTCATTGTTTTGTTCCTCTTTCCGTAATTGCGTTAAATCTAGGCTGTGTATATCAATATCAGTCACAATTTGCGGAACAGAATCTTGATTTAGCATTTGCTGTTCACTCTTGTTAAATTTCATAAACTGATCATAATTCTTTGCCCCCCAATCGACTGCGTTGCTTACAATTGTGATTGCATAACTGACTGGCTTCTGAACTTTACCTAGATTGGTTTTGTCTATTGCGTCTTTCAATGCATCATCAAACATTGCATTTAGTTCTTTGACTGAATCAACATTTTTAACTAACGGCAATAATCGCTTCGTCACTACTGCTGAATATTCATTTTGGTTTTGCAGCTTGTTTTCGTTGAATGCTTTTTTCACGTTTGTATTAATGACTTGTTCATCATCATCCTTAGTATTGTTAGTATTTGGTTTATTAGTATTGGTTAAGTCAGTAATTGGTAGTGTTGGATTAGCCTGTGTAGGCTCACCCTGTGTTGGCTCAGCCTGTGTAGGAAAATCCAACATAGGCTCATCTGATATAAACCAATCAGAAGTTGTAACTTGTCCTTGCTTATTACGACTACGTTTGCGCCTTAGATAGCCATAACGTTCCAGTTCCTCAAGCCCTGAACGTAAACTATCACGCCCATCTCTTTCAGAATGTTTAGCTACCTCTGTTTCATAAAACTGCCAGTCTTCAGATTTTGAATAAAGATACTGAAATACTCCCCGAGCTTTCCAAGTTAACCGTTCGTCCTCAATAACCGTATTGGAAAGCATCGTAAACCTTTGTTTTCTAATTTTAGTCATCTTTGCCATGTCAATAACTCCTAAAACGGTAAGTCGTCATCTGAAATATCAACTTCTCGGCCACCCGCAAAAGTACCATTGGTTGGCATACCTGCATTTTGATTTTGTGCGTTATACACATTACCTGCCGCATTATTTCCAAATGCATTGGGTGTTTGTGAAGTATCCCCAAATCCACCATTATTCTGTGGTGCTGCATTCTTACGTTGTTCACTCTCCGCTCGGCTCTCGAGTAATGAGAAATTATCTACGACGACTTCTGTCACATATACTTTTTGACCTTGTTGATTCTCATAATTACGTGTTTGAATCCGTCCCTCTACTGCAATCAATGATCCTTTTGACGTGAAATTAGCTAGGTTCTCTGCTGATTTACGCCAAATTACGCAGCTAATAAAGTCTGTCTCACGTTCTCCATTCGTATTTGTAAATTGTCGGTTGACTGCTAGATTAAAGCTCCCTACAGCTGTCCCAGAAGTCGTGTACTTTAAATCAATGTCTCTCGTTAGTCTACCGACTAGTACGGTTCTGTTTATCATCGATTTGTTTCATCCTTTCATAAGTCATAATGCCTAATTGATTTAGCATTTTAGGTTCTAAATAAATTCCTTTAACGTGGTATAACTCTGAAAAACTAAGCCAGCCCATATTCTCAGCTTCCTGATGATGAATCCGACACAAGGCCACCAATCTCTTTTCTCGATGATCTGCTAATGCTCTAAATTGATTATTTCCAATTGCATCAACGTGATGTACATCCGCATGCTTCCCACAAAGCACACAGCTTCGATATTTGAGCGATTGATACATATATATGTCCAAATCATCTTGATATGACAAAGCACTCTTAGACAGCGGAATATGCCATTTAAGCGCATAGTCTAATAAAAAGCTAATGAAATATCTTGCCGTCGTCATATCAACATCTTTAAACGAAAATTGTTCAATTCCAGTAGCACCTTCAAACATGAACATCATGGTGTCTTTAAACACACTGTCTTCATAACCACAATAACTAGCCATATCATGCATTAAAGCAAATGCCTTCTTTCGTTGTACTGCACTAATATGTCGGTTATCAGGAATCTGTAAAACGGCTTCTGGCCTATCTTCTTGGGTGTACAAAGATAAGGTTGCAAGTTCTTCCAAGTTCTCTGCTGCAAAGCTCACAACATTCCCTTGCACACCTAACATGCGTCCCCAAAGTTCCATTATTTTACCTGTCCTCCAAGCCAGTTCAGAACATTTTGTTTGGTCTGATCATCTAGCTTTGCAAATGCATAAAAATCATGGATAGGCATATTCAGGCCTGTACTCATTTGATTGAAAAATGTTTGTTCATCAATATTTAAGTTGTTAACGATCTTATTTTTTAAGACGCCAAATTTTGAATTTAGTGGATTAGATGGCTTTTTATTTTGTTGATGTGCTTCTTCTACATCAGCATCTTTAGGTTGGGCCAAATTTCCGTCGTCATCAATTTCTGATGCAATACCAAACACCATTGCAAGACTGTACCGACGAGCATACGTTTGACCTGAACCATTAGCTTGTGGGTCTAAAGCTGTTTGCCACCCTTGCCCTCTGACTTGTCGCGCGCTAATAATTGCAGACCCACGATATACTTTTGTTTCATCAGTCGTCATAATCTCGGTGAAAATGTATTCCATACCTTGTTCATTTGTCTCGGTATATTGAGTGTAAGTGAGCTGGATGTCATTTTCTTTAATCGCCTTATCAATTGCTGTATAAATGGCGTCTAGCGTTACATAGTCACTTTGAAACTGTGGATTTTTTCCATCTTTTTTTGGTTGGTCAAACGCCTTCCTAAACGCAAGCATTTCTGTAAAAACATTATGTTTTTCTTCTGCCATAACCTATCCTCTACTTGATATTTAAACGGTCCCCTTGCTCAATTAAATTAGCAAACTGTTCCCCGTTACTCTTTTTCCATTCGTCAATAATTTCTTTTTTATCAATGACTGTTTCGGTCTTGGTTTTGACATACTTTTCAGGAACATCATCAATTGAAATGCCACCTTTAACATGTGGTGGATTCTTCTGAATACCAAAACTAAACAGCTCCGTATTAATTTTCTTGTTATCAGTACGTTCCATACTTTCTTTTAAAGCTGCTTTCATTGCTTTAATTCGATTTGTATTTGACTTTTTTCGTTGCGTCAAACGATCAGCTTGTGCCTTAATAGCATCATTTTCTGCTTCGAATTGTGCAATCATCTTTGCATAGTTATCAGCCTTCTCATAGATGGTTGTATCAATCGCTTCAAGCGTATCAATGTACGTTTCATCATCTAAATCATCACGATTAAACACTTCTTCATATGCGGCTGTTAGTTCATATAGTGTCTTCATTACTACTCCTCCATCATTGTGTATACTTGTAATTCAGATAATCCATCGTATTCATCGTCTGGTGGGTCTAACGGCTTATCAGGTACTTCATTCATTTGCCTGACCTCATTTTTTTATGCTATAGTTTAGGAGTTAAAAACTCGCCAAAGTTAATTAACTCCTAAGCGTTCTCTGTTGTAGCAGAGTGCGCTTTTTTATTTATCCATTTTTCATCTGTCCGCCCTAATAAATAGTCCAAGCTAACGCCAAAGTAATCAGCAATAGTACAAAGAGTCTTCAATTTTGGGTTCCTTAAGTCATGCTCATATCTGCTGATATTGTTATCAGTCACACCTATCTCATCTGACATCTGTGCTAACGTTTCACCTTTCGCTTCACGCAATTCTTTTATTCTATTCATCAGTTCTCCCCATCAAATAGTCGAGTGATACATCGTAATAATCGGCTAGTGCAATCCATGCCTCTTTATCCGGTTGATGTTTGCCCCGTTCGTATCGAGACAAAGTATTAGGATCTATTTTTAACTGTTCACTAACGTATCTTTGAGTTTCACCCAAATCCAGCCTTAACTGCTTTAATCGGCTAACCATTTTGAATGTTCCTTCCGAATGACTTCCGCTTGCTGTTTTCCATTTGTTAGCCAAACAATTGGATAAGCGCTCATACGCAATACCGCCATAAAAATGTTAATTATTGGTTTCTTGTACTTATCCCATGTCACTTTCATTCCGATTAATGCAAATGCAGATATTACTGTTACAAATAAAACTCCTGTCATTTGTATTCCCCTCTCCCATACTTTCTTAAAAGCTCTAACGAAAATCTGCTTGGTACTTCTTTACTTTCAACCCCCATAGATCTAAACAACGGGTCAACTCTTATTGTTTCGTTGAATTTCGAAGTGCTTAAGCTCATTAGGCTTGCTGCAGTTTGACAATCAACCCAGATTAACTGTTCGACGGGTAAATCCGTTTTAGCTTTTCCCATTTTCCTTCTCCTACATCCAATTCAAAGTAACCGTTTTATTCATGAGGTCAAGTTGTTCAATAATGATGCCCTCTTTTTCAAATTTGCCTTTATTTGCCATTACAAAATTAAATAGCCGATCTTCTGATGTATTTTTTTCGTAACTAAGCGTTTCCCAATTTTCAGCGGCCTTTTCTAAATCACCTTTGATTTCATCCCAAAATTCGTCAAACTTCTTATTGGCTTTATTTTTTAGTTCTTCCTGTAATGTCATGTTCGTACCTCTTTTGTTTTATAATTTATCTACTGGCTCATTTGCTTAGTCACTAATAAATCATTTTCGATATTTTTTTAACCCACGTTTCCAAGCTAAAAAGATAAATAAAGCTATAACAAATAGTAATGTGCTTGCCCCAAATAAGAACATTGCTATTTTTGTTTGCCAAATTAAATAGGCTAATAGCATAATGGCCTCTAAGATGGTCCCGAGTGATAGCCACCCTAACGCAAGCATTCCTTTCAACTTTTCTTTTTCTCTTTCATAGTTGTTCATCTCTATGCCTCCAATCGTGCACGCATCTTCTCTACTGCGCCATCTGTGTAGAACCAACGTTCATCTGCATCTTGAATACGATCAATACCTTCACGTAACCCTGTCCGGTTAGCAATCGTTCCAACCTTTGTTGGAGTTAATCCAAATCGTTCGGCAATATTTGTCGCTGTTAGATAGAACTCTGATAAATCAGGCGTATGTGCAATCGGTACAGCTTGCTTAATCGGTTGTCCAATGAATGTTTCCACTTCCTTTTCTAGCAACAACTCGGCTAAGTCATTTCGTTCCAACTTATCTGCCTGCTTCATCGCCAAACGGAACTCTTTCATTCGTCCGTTTTCACACTGCATCTTGTAAGCTTCCGCTGTGATGCGTTTTGTCTGTTGGTCAGGCGTTTCAACTTGGAAGAACTGTTGTTGTGCTTGTTGTTCAAGTTGCTTCTGCATATCGTCAAATTGCTCAACGAACATAACCTTATATTCCATGAATTTTTTATCAGTAAATCCACCAGCTAAAAGCGAAAAACCTTTTTGATTCATTTTGTACATACGATACGTCTGATGGTTTTGTTCATTCACATACTCACCAAGCTCAAAATACGCCATCGCCTTTTCTTTTAGGGTCTGCGTAATATTGCGCAGACCCTTTTCAATAATGTTGTCAATCGCTCTTAAAACGTCTCGATGCTCTTTATCAAAATACTTTGCTACTTCCAAGGACGTTGTCATTGGTTCGCCATTCTCTACAATAATTACGTTATCCATCGTTATGCCTCCTTTTTAACCTGTTCTTTTTTAAAAGCAATGTAATCTAATGCATCTGACCAGCGTTTCTTATCCAGATCAGTGGCAGTCAAGCCCTTGCCAACAATCATTTTTTTAACCAACGTACTCATTGGTGTTTTCTTCAAACCAATTTGTTTTCCAACTTGCTCTTGAGAAACTTTTGCTTCTGCAAGTTCTTGACGCCAATCCCATTTATCCGACATTTTTCTCCTCCTTGTATAATTAGTTAACAAAGTTAGTTGACTTTACCAGTTTTTGGCACTATAATTACACACATAAACAACCCTTTATTTATCAGGGTTTCAACATATTATCTCTTTCGCCTCGTACGCTATAAAAGATAATTTTTTTATGTTGTGTAACATCGTTTACTAACTGCTACAAGAAATATAGTACACCATAACTGGTATTTTGTAAATCACAATTTTACAGTTTTTGGCACTTTTTTCTTTAATTTTTTGGAGAAAACACTGATATGACGCTATTAGATAGAATAAAAGAAATTTCAAAAAAACGAGGACTGTCTGTGAAAGAAGTATCAAAAAGGGCTGGATTCGGAGAACGCACTATTTATAGATGGGATACTAATAACCCATCAACTGAAAAAATTAAGGCCGTCGCCGACGTCCTAGGCGTATCAGTAGACTACCTATTAGGTAACGCAGATGAGATGCATACTAAACAAGCAGACACTTCAAAGCCTATTGAAGTGAACCTTGATGAAGCTCTACAAGACAAGGGTATGGTCATGAAATTTAACGGTAAAGACTTATCTGATACAGCTAAGCGTGGAATATTGAATATCCTTGAAATGCTCGAGGAGGATAAGCATGATTCCAAATAATCTTGAGGAAGTCGAAGCTTTATTGGATATGAAAATATATCAAGCTGGTATTCAACTTTTTGAAGATGAATGGGAATCAGATGATCCAGACGTGGCCTTTAGAACAAATGATGATGAATATCTTATTATTATGAACACCAATTTTAAGACGCCTTATACTCGTGTACACCGAAAAGCTCATGAATTTTCACATACCTTATATTCTGATATACAACATGGTGAAGCTTATCACTTTTCACCATATTTAAGAAATAAGGATGAAGTTGTGGCTAACCACGGTGGAATAAAAATATTAACTGAAATAATCTACCATGAAATGCCTCTTGAAGAACGTGATTGGATGAAATTCATGGATGTCATGAACCTTCCAATAGAGTATGAATCTATTGTTCAAGAATGTGTACGCACTGCTTAACCTAATTTCAAATAAAAAACCACCTATAGGTGGCAAATCAAATGCTAAAATCTTCAATATTTCAATTTGAGTCATACTGAAATTGGCTTTAAACGTCAACCAACCTTACCCAAACTGCTTAAAACGCACGTAATGTTCGTATACCTCTAGGAGAAATAAAAAATTGTTAAACCTCAGCATCCTTTTACTAATAATCTTTACTTGCACTTTATTAATTATATTTTCTATCAACTCAGGAACTAAATCAGAAAGTAAAGTTAAAACTGAACAAATAAAAACAGAAATATTGTACCCAGAAACCACGTCAAAGAAATCTAAACGGATTAATACCCAGTTGTGTAACTTACCCGGTTTCGATTCTTTTGGAACAAAAAAAGAACTGTCTTTGCTGCCCGACATCTTAAACGATACGGAAAACATAATTTACGTAGTAAGCGGTAACGCCAAAAACGATGGTTTATTTGGGATAAGTTCCATTTTACTTGTTTTGACTGATCAACGTTTAATCATGTTCGATGCAGGTCTTCTATACGGATCAGAATATACGGAAATACCTTTTGATCATATACAAGGGGTCTCCCTATCATCAGGTTTGGTACTTGCAGATATACACATTGAAAATGGGCGACGCCAAATCAATATCATAAACGTCACTAAACCATTTGCGGCTTATTTTGTTGATCAACTTAATAAGAAAATTAACGAAATCAATTTTTCTAAAAACAATCAGAATACAATTAGCTCTCCAGCCGACGAATTACAAAAATTGGCTAACTTATACGAAGACGGTATTTTAACAAAACAAGAATTTTCAGATCAAAAGAAAGAGTTATTAGGCAAATAAAAAAAGCCACCCTTTCGGATGGCATACATACGTGTAAATCTGAATCACGTTAAAAGCTGTAGGAGATTTTTTTGGCATACTTACTATTAATTTTAGCGATGATTGGCATAATTTTAGGCATTTTCATACTAAATAATGAACAGCATAAAAAAGCAGGAATATTTATTATAATAACTTGTTTTATCACAACTATCTTGTCTATTGCATTGATGATGTACACACAAAATGTATCAGACAAAAAAGAAGCTCAAGAAGCTTCTATTGAAAGCAGCATCATGAAATCAGTTGAAGAAACTTCATCAGGATCAAATGAGTCAGATAAAAATTCAACCGAAATCAGTTCGGATGAAGATGTAGCAGATGGATTTGATTCAAATTATGCACTGGAAGATTTCATTCAGGAAAATACATCGTATTCAGACGTTAGCGTTAAAGGTACATACGTATCTGATCCGTATACATGTGTAATCACGATAAATGATACCCATGATTTTCGAGTAGTTATTTCCAATGTATTAGAAGCTTTCCACGATCATGCAGATGACAAATTAAATAACTTTGATGAAATTAATATACAGGTAAAAAATGATAGTCAAACCTTAAAAACTTCATACCCAGTATCTACTGTTATGTACGATAGTGGTGTATATCGGCCTTCTAAAGTCGAAGGATTGGCTACTCAATGGATCATTAGATAAACAAAAAACGCATATCCCCCACTCCGCTAAAAGTAAGGATATGCGCCCCCTCGGGTTTACTCCCGTTTGATTATTATATCAGACCTGAGTATGTCTTTAAACTACTCAATTATTAAAACGGAAGGTTAGGTTTAAATTAACATGGCTTATATCACAAAGCGCGGTAACTCATGGTATGCTAGAGTATCTGTGAAACTCAATGGAAAATATACCAAGAAAAATAAGGGTGGTTTTAAGACAAAAGCACAAGCTACAAATTGGGCGAAATTACAAGAAAGCAATAAAGTTACCGGTAATATTACTATTCCTGATAAACAGCTGTATCCTGCTTATTTTCGCAATTGGGTAGACCTATACCGAGCTGATGCTACAAATTCTGCAAAAAGATGGTATAAATTTGCTGCAAAAGTCTTTGATGAGTACTTGGGAAACGTTCGCTTAGACCAAATAACTCGCCCGATTTTACAGCAGTTCTTAAATGAATTAGCACTCAAATATTCATTTGCCACTGTTAAGAAGATAAAAACTTACCTGACACAATCTCTAAAAACTGCACTATATGATGATCTCATTTCAAAAGATCCAACTACAGATTTAAAGTACGGTGGCCAAAAAGGGAAGTCAAGTGAACTCAAATTTTTGGAAGAACCACAAATGCGTGCATTAATTACTGAAATCGAAAATAAGCCCCTTCCTGAACGTTCTGAAAGCGACATGATGATTTTATTAGCCTTACAGTCAGGGGCCCGCTATGAAGAACTAGCAGGGCTTACATGGTCAGATATTATGTCAGGAAACAAAATATCTATTAACAAAGCTTGGGACCAAGTAGATAAAATTATTAAACCAACAAAAACCAAGTCTTCAAAGCGTAATGTTTCAATTTCTCCAAGTTTTATTACTGACCTTTATTCTTGGAAGAAAGGTCACAACGCATCAGATTTTGTTTTCCAGGTTGAAGACACAGATTATCCCCTCACAAGTGCATCAGTCAACAAACAACTGAAAAGATACCTAGTGAAAATCAAATCACCAAAAGTGATTACTTTTCATGGACTGCGTCACACTCATGCAAGCTGGTTACTTTCACAAGGCATTGACATTAAATATGTTTCCGAACGATTGGGACATTCATCAATAACCATGACTCTGGAGGTTTATACTCACTTATTACATAGTACTCGAAACAGTGAAGATGAACGTTCAATCAATTTATTAGAAAATCTATGATTTATTTTGTGTCTAATTTTGTGTCTAAAATTTTAGGAATGTGTGTCAAATCGCGGTAATCTGCGGTAACTAATTAAGTATTTGGAATTTAAGAAAGACCTATATACCAGTATTTATAGCGGTTTAAAGCCATTTACAAAAATGCTCATTGTTCCCCCCGGGTTCATTTTATATACCTTATAAAGTTTGATATATAGGTATTTACTCAAATATTTGACCAAAATTTGACCAAAATCGAATTTTGATTCCAAATAAAAAAGCCTAGTAAGTAACTCAGTTAAGAGATACCTACTAGGTTTTTCATTTATTTATCTTGTAAATCTTGTTGTAGCACATTCCAAATCGTCAGATTGTCTTTATAGTGCATCACCACTTGATAAAAATACTCAGATTTTGATTGTTTCTTTGCAGTCTCACGCGTTACGATGCCCCAGGTTCCTCTCGCCGCATCGCTAAAAGGTGTCCCATACACTGATTGAGATGCTTGAGCGGTTAGTCGAATCTTATCGCCTTCTTTAAATCGTTTCATATCTGTACCTGCTGCCTCCTTGGCATATTTAATAAGCTTGTTGGTATCCAAACCACCAGGACAAGCCGTTGCTGTAATTTCTCCGTGCGTTTTGATTGTTGTTCGGTCAATTGGTAAATTATATCGCTTACAAATATCCGCAACTAACTTGGCTGACTGACGTAATGTCTTATCTGAAACGCCCCAGGTAGGTGCTCCAGATGAGTTCACATGTTCTAATCCGATAGAAAGTTGGTTAATGTTTGCAATCTTTGGGACATCACTCCCTCCCGTTCCGCCAGAATGATAGGCAACATAATTTTCGCCCAAACATCCAATAATCTCGTTATCAGTAATTTCATAATGTGCTGACGTATATGATCCAGTCCCTTGAACCCAGGTATTCATTGCAGCGTCCTTATTAGTTGTCGCATTATGATGGATCACAATGTATCGAATCGCGCCACTACGCAAACCACCATTGTACATTACCTGCGGATTCTTACTTGTTGTTGTTTTTGAATATACTTCGCTCATATTAAATTCCTTTCTATATAAAAAGACCACCGATTTGGTAGTCTTAAAGTTTCTTATCATTTTCATTTGGCAACGCTTCGTCTGTATGAACCGTTCCCACACGTTCTTTTTGTTCTAACTTCTTTTCATCAAAGAAGCGACGCCACTCTTCTTTGAATGGTAACCCCATTGCAATCCAGTTTTCTAAAACACTACCAGCTTCTGATAATGCTAAAAATGCAATCAGCCCATCGGCCACGGATCCATATCCTATAATGTCAACAAAGGGATATATCAGCATGGGTACAATTAAAACCATCACATGTTTCGTAATACCTGCAAGGCCAATGGTTGAGTTAAATTTTTTTAATGCAATGGCTCTGCCAAACCCTAAAATCAAATCCGCAAAAACTAATGCGACAAGTAACATGTAGTAATTTGAGGTCCAGCCCTTATCAAAGGAACGTGCCATATTATAAAATACATCCATTATTTCTCCTTTCCAGCGCTTCTTTATGCTGAGATTTGAAACGCAGACGCCTTTTTTCCTGACGTCTCAAAACAGTCAAGCTAACATTTCACGTTGATATCTCTAAAGTAGTCCGTCTCCCCCTTAGACCGTTTAAAAATTTGCAAGCCAACTATTCTTTGAGCATTCCGTTTTACTGTACTCACATAAAAATAATTTCCATAAATTGGTCTTACTATCTGTCCACTTTGCTTTTATCAACACTATCATTATGCTAGGCATGACTAAGCCAAAACGTGCAACAATCCCGACCGAAAAAAAATGACGTCAATCATTTTGTGATTTTACGTCATTTTTTTAATTAAGATTCATCCGAAATAACCTGTCGTGCGTAGACTCGTTTTAATTCATCGCGCCAACGCCTAGCAGTACTTTCATTAATGAAATGTAATTGCGCAATATATTGCCAAGTTAATTTATTTCGATAATATTGGTAAAAAACCTCTTTATGTTCATCCGAAAACATATCAACACACTGTTGAATGTCTTTCTTTTGCTTTTTTAACTGATTCAAATACTCATCTGATTCAATCTTGATCAAACCATTTTCGACTTGATTAAATTGCTTATTTTTTGCTCGACCGCCACCAATATTTTCATGTGTCTTACCAGTCTGCCTTAACGTAGCTTCTCGCATTTTTATCTCAACATCCAGCCCACCCGAAAAAAAATGCCTTAACATCTTATCGTACTTATCCGCCAATATTCTTACCTCCTTTTAACTGAGCATGCGATTAGCTAGCTGTAGTGCTAATAATCTCGGCTCCTCATCAGGTACTGCCATCAATGTTTTTCCATAATCTGCCACCAATTCAGTTCGATAATCTTGAATATATCCCAGTCTTTCTTGGCGTGTTTTCGCTTCAAGAACGTGATGGGCTAACTGTGTATCAACATTTGAAAAATCATTTTCTAAGAAATTTGCTGCATTATCAGCATCACTTAACAAATCATTTTGACTACCATTTAATTGCTGCATTATTTTGTGCTTTGTTTGACAGGAATCTGACATCATTTTTTTATACTCCACACTAAATAATAGTCGTTCAGCCATCGATTTTTTCTTATCATGTGACATCCAATTCTCAAGCTCTAAAAATAAATGACGCTGAATTTGATCAACATGTCCATTCAGAATTGCATAAATTAGAGCATCCCTTACACCCAAATCATGCGCCAACATTTTACTTGTATAGTCAAATTTTTGCATGGCAGACTTTAACGCCAATCGAAATTCAGTTGTAATGTTTACCATTTCATCCCCTTCCTAAAATCAGTTTAAACGTACTAGCCTCTTAAAAATACATTTAAACTTAACTTTGTGTTAAAATTTTACTATCCCTTTTGGTTCTTTGGTCTGATTAACTAGTATCGTTAATTGACTATTACTAAATTTAGTAATATGATAGTAAACATAGTAATCCAGCTAAAAAAGAGCCCGTTTAGGCGCCGACTATTAATCTAGTAAGTCCTTTTTAGTTGTGTTTTCTTTATCAACCTGTCAACACAATTACTATATTACTAAATATAGTAATTGTCAAGCATATAAACTACTATATTTGATAAAAAGGAGCCTTTCAATTATGTTATTTGATCGTATTAAGGAGACAGCTGATAAACAAGGTCTCTCGTTAACCCAATTAGCCACACAAGCAGGCATCGGAAAAAATGCTATTTATACTTGGAAACCCTCAAAGCAATATAAAAATGGGGTTAAGCCTCGTACAGAAGCCCTTCAGGCCGTCGCAGATGTTCTGGGTGTTTCTGTCGATTATCTCCTTGAGAATACATCTGAATCATTTACAGATACCCATCTATCCCAAACAACCCCTTCAAATAATTTAGATGAATTATTATCAGAAGAAGGCATGGCCATGTTTGATGGAAAGCCGTTGAGCGAAGACTATAAAAAGGCATTATTAGCAATGCTTCAAACAATGGAAAAGCGTGATAATTAG